AGGGGAGAATTGATCATAAAAAGATTAATAAAAATGATCAATTTAAAATTAATAAAATTAACGGTAAAACCATTACAGTTGAAAAAATTAATGTTGGAAATGGTAGAATTGGAGCACAAATGAGAGTTTCACCAAGTTTATTAGTTAAAAAGTAATTAAAAGTAATGCACGGGAAGCTTGGCTTCCCGGGATAGGGTTTGTATATTCACGTGTTGTTAATAATTAGCAACAATTAATTAATTTAAAAATAAGAGTTATGTTAAATTACGAAAGTCAAGAGTTCAAAAGTTTAGAAGAGTTAAGAGAAATCGCTCCAAGTATTTTTACCCAAATGGGTTCAAAAGATACTAGTGATAAGTACACACATATTCCAACTGATCAAGTGATCAAAGATATGGAATTGTTAGGTTGGGGTGTTGTTGATGCCCAAGAAGTTCAATCTCGAAAAGAATCAACAAATGGTTTCCAAAAGCATTTAGTTGTATTTAGAAATAATGATGTTGTTATTAAAGGTGAAGATGGTGATGTAGTTTACCCACAAGTATTACTTACAAATTCTCACGATGGTAAAAATTCATTCCAATTTACCGCTGGATTATTTAGAATGATTTGTTCAAATGGTTTAGTTATAGCTACAGATACATTTGAGGATGTAAAAATCCGTCATATGGGTTATGATTTTTCAACTTTACAAGATACTATTAAGGAAATGGTTAAAAGATTACCTTTAACTGTTGAGGCAATGAATAAGATGAAAGAAGTTGAATTACAAGAAGAACAAATGTTTGATCTTGCTAAATCGTTTCTAGATATTAGAGTAGATGGTACAGAAAATACTTTTGATGATCAAGCAATTGAGGAAGTTTTAGGAGCTCAACGTAAAGCAGATGAAGGAAATATGCTTTGGGAAGTATTTAACAGAGTTCAAGAGAATATTATTGAAGGTAATTTCGAATATATTACAAAAACAGGAAAAAAACGTCAAGCCCGAGTTATTAAGAACTTTAAGCAAGATCAAGATGTTAATAAGAAAATGTTTAGCAAAGCATTAGAATTCGTAGCATAATGGAAAGGATAACAAATAAAGTAGCGAAGGGGTTTATTCCCCTTCGTGAAAATTATGGAAATACGGATTTAGAATACGCTAAATATTTTACACTATCACCTAGCGCAAGGGGTGAGGGATGGGAAGATATAACGTATTACACCGAGAAAAAATACGGGATATATGCGGATAAGGGTGTAGGGGATCAATGGGTTTATGTCTTATCAAACCCCACATCACCTGGTTTGTTAAAAATTGGGTATACGAAAAAATCACCTGAGGAAAGAGCTAAACAAATATCATCAGCAACAGGTGTTGCTCTACCCTATAAAGTAGAGTGGGCATATCAATGTTTTAATGGTGAAATGGTAGAAAGAGAAGTACACCATAAATTAAAGGCACAACGTATTAATAATAATAAAGAATTTTTCCAAATTAATTTGGAGGAGGCAAAAGAAATAATTAACTTAATAGGAAATAAATTTAAATAAAATGAATATAACACAAGAACAATTAGAACAACCCGATCAAGATAATCTAAAATCAGAATTAATTAATGATTTAGCAGCAACTTTTACAGTAATGGATGAAATGTGGAGATATCACCCAGATAACCCAGATAAGAAAGATATTGTTAAAGAATATAAAGTTTTAAAACAAATTGTTGTAGATATTGAGACTGAGTTGGAAGAATTAAATAAGTAACATATTTATAATTAAATAATATTAATGATAGATAAAGATAAAATATTTAAATTATTTGTAGACGGTAAAGAAATTAGTGGTGATAGAACTAAGGATGAAATTAAGGATTTCATGAACGGACCATATGCAAAGATAGGAATGTTTGTCAAACTTATTCAAAACCACGAAGTATTTCATAAAAAATTAGAAAAATTCCTAAAAAAGGAACAACCTAATTATAATGTAGAATCTACAAAGGAGGCATCTGAGTTTACTGTATATAATAGGGCTTGGGGTTACATAAAAAATATTGATATAAAAGATAAAGAGGATTTAAATGCTATTATAAATTTTGAACATAAAACACTATTAAAAATATTATCTAGTTCAATTACCTTTTTTGAAATTTATGAAGAATATGAAAAATGTGCGCACCTCCATAAGATTCAAAGAATAATTGAAGAAATCTAAAAAATAATTAGGATACCCAAAAATCCATTCGTACATTAATATTACAGGTTTTGAAAGAAAAAGGAATAAGAAGAGAGGGAAATAAAGGAATTCTATAGGAGCGCGTTGGCACGTGCATTCGATCAAAAGAAAAGCAGTGGGTTCGATTCCCATCTATAGAGCTAAAATTTAAAACGTTACCCATATTAAATATAATACAAGTTATGAGAAATAGAGAATTAATTTATAGAAGACTAGAAAAATTAGACCATACATTGATAAATCTTCAACGTATAGTAAATACTCAAGAACCAATTGAATCTTACAAATTAAATATAATTAAAGCACAAGATATAGTTGAGGAAGTTAGAAGTATGGTTGAAAGAGAACCTCGCTCTCATCAAGAGCAAAATGGTTCTGTTAAATAGATGAGTAGATTTAATCAACTAATAAATGCATTTGGTAATATGCCCGCAATTTATGAGGGGATTAAAAACAGAGTCTTTAAAAAAGAAGATGTTGAACATATAGCAGCTATTAGATGGTCGATTTGTCAACAATGTCCTAAATTAGATAAAATAGGTAATACTTGTACTATACCTGGTACTGGACCTTGTTGTTCTTTATGTGGTTGTTCAATGGCAACTAAAACAAGATCCTTAATATCAGCTTGCCCCGATAAAAAATGGGCTAGATTTTTAGATACAGAAGAAGAAATTGATGCATTATATAATAGTTTTAAATAAAATAAAATAAAATAAAATAAAATAAAAGTTATGAAATTATCAGCAGAACAAATCCAAGAAAATTGGGTTGAATTTTTAGGTAACATCTCAGATTATATAGAAATGCCTAGACAACAGAAATTACTTGATTTCTATAATAAATTCGAGGATCGTATTATATTAATGCCAGCAGCTCACAAGAAAGAATACCATTCAGCCTTTCCAGGTGGTTATGTAGATCATGTAAATCGCGTGATTAAAGGAGCATTGGCAATGACCGATGTATGGGAATCGTTTGGTTGTGATATGACGACATTTACCCAAGAAGAATTGGTATTTTCGGCGATTAACCATGATTTAGGTAAAATGGGTTCTGATACCGAAGAGGCATATGTACCTCAAACAGATAATTGGAGACGTGATAAATTAGGTGAAGATTATATGTTTAATAAAAAATTAGCATTTGCATCTGTTCCAGATCGTGGGCTATTTTTACTTCAAGAACATGATATTAAATATACATTTAATGAGATGGTAGCTATCCAAACACATGATGGTTTATATGATACAGCAAATGATAAATATTTAAAGGGGTATATGGTCGAACAAAAACCTCGCACATCACTTCCATTCATCTTACACCAAGCAGATATGATGGCTGCTCGAGTAGAATGGGAGATTGAATGGTTATCAAAGTTTTCTAAGAATAACGTGGCTACGGCAAAGAAGAATTATACATTGTCGACAAATAAAAAACCATCTGTTAGTTCCAAGGCACTTAATACAATATCAAGTCCGGGATTGAAGAGCATGTTAGAAAACTTATGATGTTAGCATTTATAATTATATTAGGAATATTGGTCGTTGTCTTAGGATTTACGACCTTTAACCTTTTACGGAAAAATGAAAGAGCAGATGATATTATAATATCTCAGCAAAAATTTATCAATAAAGTAGACGAACAAGTTACATTTTCAGAAAAAAGATTAGAGCAAATAGATGTAAATGGTACGTTTAAAAGTGATGATGAAATAGGGTGGTTTTTCAATGAAATAAAGGTTTTACAAACAGGTTTATCTCAATTTAGGACTAATCCCAAATAAAAAATGATTCAAAAAAGAAAAAGAAGAAAAAAAAGTAAAAATTATTTTACTCAAGAAACAGAAGATTATATAGTAAAATATAATAATTTAGACTCAATAGAAGATTCAGAAAAAAGAAGCAAAATATATGAAACTTACGTACATTATGCTTTTTTTAAACTTACCCAGAATATAATACATACTTTTAAGTTTTACCATACTGAAGTTTCTAATTTAGAACATCTTCAACATGAGATAATAACATTTTTATTATCAAAAATACATTTATTTGATCCTAGTAGAGGGGCAAAAGCCTATTCTTACTTTGGTACTATAGTAAAAAGATGGTTAATATTATATAACACTAAAAACTATACTAAAAAAGTTAAAAAAGTAGGAGTAGAAGTATTAACTGGAGAAAATTCCACCCATGTTTATACACAAGGGGATGAAAAAATAAAAAGTGATTTAGATAAATATGTAGATATTTTTGTTGATCATGTATCAGAAAATATATTTGAATTGTTCCCTAAAAAAAATGATGCTCAGATAGCGGATGCTATTTTAGAATTGTTTCGTAAAAGAGAAGATTTAGAAGTATTTAACAAAAAGGCACTATATATCTACATCCGTGAAATGGTTGATGTTAAAACCCCTAAAATAACAAAAATTGCTGATAAACTTTATAGCATATTTAAAGAGCAGTATATTTTTTATCTAGAAAATGGTTACGCTAGATTCTAAATCCTTCTTATATCCATATTTATAATAAAACATTATGGGATCATTAGATAATATTGTATTCAAGAAAAAAAAGTTTTCGGATATCTTAAGTGAAATTTACGATAACCAAAAGAAAAAGGAATCACAAATATCGGGTTTAATTTCAGAATTAAAACCACTTATAAATGATATAGGTGATGCTACTTTAATTGTACCACTTATTAAAGAATATATGGAAATTGGTGTCAGAAACGATGAACAATTAATTAAAATGGCTACTATAGTACAGCGTGCGCTCAATAATAGTAGCGGTGAAGAATCCATGGGTATAACAGAAGAAGAAAAAAACCAACTAATGGAAGAATTGGATAAATTGAATACTAATTTCGAAGAAAAAAAAGATGGCGCATAAATATGGATTTGCTTCAGTTAACTCCCAATTAAATACTGGAAGAGATAACCAATCAACTACACAAACTCAACTTAATACCTTAGCTTCTAATATGATATCTGCTAGGGTAACGGATATTATATTAGATGATCAACATCCTAAGTTTGATACATATGGGAAATTTAGTTCTCTTGGAACTATATTTTTTGAAGCTGTTGAGGGTTCACCTTCAATTTCATCTCAAATTTCTAAAATAGCATCTCCATTAATCCCTTATTTAAAAAATTACCCATTAGTTGATGAGTTAGTTTTATTATTTTTATTACCAAATAATCAAGTTAATTTAGGTAGTAATACCAAAAAATATTTTTACCTTAATCCCATAGCTATTTGGAATACTCCTCATCTAAATGCCTATCCAAACTTACAATCAACTCCTCAAACCCAACCTTCACAACAAAAAAGCTACCAAGCAATAGAACAAGGTCAAACAAGAAAATCTTCTAGTGAAACAGTAAACTATAGTTATAATTCTCCTTTAGTAGGAGGTACTTTTGTTGAAAGATCAAATATTCACCCTTTATTAGCCTTTGCTGGAGATATAATTACAGAAGGTAGATGGGGTAATAGTATTAGATTTGGAAGTACAGCAAAATCTGATAGTATTCTTTATGGTAATAATTGGTCTAATAATGGAGAAAATGCCCCTC